ATAAAAGTATGGAGTCCAACTAAAAAGAAGATGTATGATGAAGATTCTGTATTAGAAGAGTTTGGTATTTCATCTCACAACCTTATTTGGTATAGAGTTATAGATGGAGACAAATCAGATAATATACCTGGAGTAAAAGGTTTGGGATTGAAAACTATTCAAAAAAAATTACCATTTTTGAGCGAAAATCGTATAGTTAATATAGATGAGGTTATTACGGAATTACCAGATGCAAAAGATGTTATAGAATTGAATTATAAATTAATGCAGTTATCGGATGTAGATATTTCAGGTTCAACAAAAACAAAAATCATAGAAAAAGTTAATGAACCAATTAATAGATTAATTAAGTATAAATTTCAAAAGATGTTTTTAGAAGATAAATTATATACAACACTTCCAAATATTAATAGTTGGTTACTTACCAATTTTAATCAATTAAATCATTATGCTGAGAAGACGCATGAGTGAAACACTAACACAATTCGGAACTTCATTTCAGTCTAAAATTATAGCTTCTTTATTAAGTGATGTAAAGTTTATTCAAACTATTAGTGATATATTAAATCCATCAATGTTTGATTCAGATTCAAATAAATGGTTAATTAAAACAATAAAAGATTATTACTATGAGTATAAAAAACAACCAACACTTGAAGTTATAAAGTATAAAATAGATGAAGTAGAAGATGATATATTAAAAGTTGGTATTGTAGATAAGTTAAGAGATGTTTGGAAAAACATAGAAGCTTCTGATTTAGAATTTGTACAATCAGAAACATTAGATTTTTGTAAAAATCAAACACTAAAAAGTGCTATATTAGAATCTGTAGAGTTATTAGAAAATAAGAATTATGATGGTATAAAGTCTATTATAGATGAAGCTATGAAAGCGGGAACAACACGTGACTTGGGTCACGATTATATTACTTCTTTAGATTTGAGACTTGAAGAATCTGCAAGAACAACAACTGCTACCCCGTGGGATGTAGTTAATGATATTATGGATGGTGGTTTAGGTGTTGGAGAACTTGGTGTGATTGTTGCACCAGCTGGTATAGGTAAATCTTGGACATTACAGGCTATAGGAGCTGGAGCTTTAAAAAGTGAAAAAACAGTAGTTCATTATACTTTAGAATTAAATGAAAATTATGTTGGTTTAAGATACGATTCTATTTTTAGTGGTGTTACAACAGCTAATATAAAGTATTATAAAGATGATGTTAAATCTAAAATATCAAAGTTACCTGGTAAGTTACTAATTAAATATTTTCCTACAAAAGCGGCTAGTGTACAAACAATAGGAGCACATTTAAAACAAATTGAAATAAGTGGTGTAAAACCAGATATTGTTTTAGTTGATTATGCTGATATATTAATGCCTACAGGAAACTTCAGAGAGAAGAGACATGCTCTTGGTAACATATATGAAGATTTAAGAGGATTAGCTGGTGAGTTAGAAATACCAATATGGACTGCTTCTCAAGCTAATCGTTCAGCGTTAGAAGAAGATGTGATTGGTGCTGATAAAGTAGCTGAAGATTATAGTAAGGTTATGACTGCAGATTTTGTTATGAGTATGAGTAGAAAAGTAGAAGATAAGATTGCTAATACAGGTAGATTTCACGTGATTAAAAACAGATTTGGTATAGATGGAATTACTTATCCAGCTACTATTAATACAAATATTGGACAAGTTCAGATATTTGAGGGTAGTAGTCAGTTTGGAAAAGATGCACAAAGTAAGATGGATAATAGTCAAGAGTTTTTGAGAAAAGAATTAGCGAACAAGTATAATGAAATGGAAAAAAATATTGATGGATTTGAGTAAATTGTAAATTTAGCGGAATATATATTATATTTATGATTGTTACGAGGAATAAGATTACAACAAGGAGTTTATTGAATGGAAAAATTTAAGTTATCTGAAAAGTTTATAGACAAGTATAAAAGAAAAAAAGCACCCTTTGGTTTTAATGGGTTAGGTGAATTGGTTTATATGAGAACTTATTCAAGAATTAAAGAAGATGGAAAAAATGAAAGATGGTGGGAAACAGTTAAACGAGTTGTAGAGGGTACTTATTCAATGCAAAAAAATCATATTGAATCACATCAATTAGGTTGGAATGCATGGCAAGCACAAAAATCCGCACAAGAAATGTATGATAGAATTTTCAATATGAAATTCTTACCACCTGGTCGTGGATTGTGGGCTATGGGAACACCAATCACAGAAGAAAAAGGTTTATATGCAGCACTTAATAATTGTGCGTTTGTATCTACATCAACTCTTAAAGATGATTACGCTAAACCATTTTGTTTCTTAATGGACGCCTCTATGTTAGGTGTTGGTGTAGGATTTGATACCAAAGGAGCTGGTGAAATTGTAGTTAAAGGTGTAAATTGGGATAGAAATCAAGAAATGTTTCAAATACCTGATACAAGAGAGGGTTGGGTAGAATCACTTAAACTATTATTGGAAAGTTATTTTCACGGAACTGCACCAGTAGGATTTGATTATAGTTTAATTAGACCCGCGGGAGAACCAATCAAAGGTTTTGGTGGATTATCAAGTGGACACGAACCATTAGAAGAAGTACACGAAGACATTGTAAAGGTATTAGAGAAGAATTCAGGTGAACCAATTACAATTACTACAATTGTTGATATTATGAATCTTATAGGAAAATGTGTTGTTGCTGGAAATGTAAGAAGAACCGCAGAGATTGTATTCGGCGACCCACACAATGAAGAATATTTAGACTTAAAGAATTATAAAGTTAATAAACATAGAGAAACTTATGGTTGGACTTCAAACAATAGTATATTTGCAGAACTTGGTATGGATTATACAGAAGTAGCAAAACGTATTGTAGACAACGGAGAACCTGGGTTTGCTTGGTTAGATAATATGAGACACTATTCTCGTATGAAAAATGGTGGTGATGATAAAGACCATAGAGCAGCTGGTGGTAACCCTTGTTTAGAACAAACATTAGAATCATATGAATTATGTTGTTTAGTAGAGACATTTCCAGATAATCACGATTCATTAGAAGATTATCAGAGAACATTGAAGTATGCGTATTTGTATGCTAAATCAGTAACACTTGGTAGAACACATTGGAGTGATACAAACAGAGTGATGTTGAGAAACAGAAGAATTGGATGTAGTGTAAGTGGTGTTGCTCAGTTTATCACAAACAGGGGTTTAGATGAATTAAGAAATTGGTTAGAAGATGGATATTATACTATTCGAGAGTGGGATAAAATGTATTCAGATTGGTTTGCAATACCACGTTCAATTAAAACCACTTCAGTTAAACCAAGTGGTACAGTTTCTTTATTAGCTGGTGCTACTCCAGGTTTACATTACCCTGAAAGTAGATTTTATATTAGAAGAATTAGATTATCTAAACATTCAGAACTATTAGAACCATTAAAGAAAGCAGGATATAAATTAGAACCTGCATTTGGTTCAGAGGATACAACAATGGTTGTTGAGATTCCAGTAGATGTAGGTGAAGGTATTAGAACTGCATCTGAATTATCCATTTGGGAACAATTCAGTTTAGCAGCGTTCATGCAAAGACATTGGGCAGATAACCAAGTTAGTTGTACGGTTACATTTAATCCCGAAGATGAAGGAAATCAAATTCCTTATGTATTAAATTATTACCAATACCATTTAAAAGGTATTTCATTATTACCAAGATATGATTATGGTGCATATAAACAAATGCCATATGAATCTATTGATGAAAAAGTTTATAAGAAACAAATCAAAAAACTTGGTAAATTAACATTTGGTGTAATTAAAAATGAGGAAGCTGAAATAGATAAATTTTGTAATAATGATTCTTGTGAGATACCACCTTTAACAGGGGATAACGATGACCAAGATTATGCTAATTAAGATTTCACATACCCTAGACAGGCAGTTGACGCACCTGTGAAAAAATGCGTCTTAACAATAATAACATGAGGAGAACGTTAATGAATAAACGTAATCTAATTTCATCGGTAATGGCCATTCTAATGCCTATGTTTCTTTTCGGACAAGAAGTAACGGAAGTAAAGATAGAGACAAACATTGGTGGTGTAGTTATTGATGAGTCAAACAATCCAATAGTTGGAGCTAATGTGATTGTAGAAGGAACTGATTTAGGTTCAGCTGCGGATGCAGATGGATACTACTCTATTGAGTTAGAGGAAGGTTCTTATACACTAACAGCTTCTGCAATTGGATATGAATCTCAATCGTCTGAGGTGTCAATAAAAGAAGGTGATAAAGGAATTACCAACTTTACATTGGTTATATCAGCAGTTGAGATGTCGGCATTGGAAGTATTAGCTTCTCGTGCAGGCGAAAAAACACCTGTTGCATACACAACAGTAGATAAAGCTGAATTGGAATTTCGTCTTGGTTCACAAGATGTTCCAATGGCTTTAAGTACTACACCAAGTGTATACGCAACACAACAGGGTGGTGGTGCTGGTGATGCACGAATTAATGTTCGTGGATTTAACCAGAGAAATGTAGCGGTGATGATTAACGGAGTTCCACAAAACGATATGGAAAATGGTTGGGTCTATTGGTCTAACTGGGATGGTGTTGCTGATGCAGCTCAATCTATCCAGATGCAACGTGGTTTAAGTGCCGTTAATTTAGCGACACCTTCAATCGGTGGAACTTTAAACATCATAACAGACCCAGCTTCCCACGAAAAAGGTGGTAAGTATAAACAAGAAGTTGGAGCGGGTGGATTCCTAAAATCAACTTTTAATTGGAATAGTGGTCTTATTAATGATAAATTCGCTATGAGTGGTACAGTAGTACGAAAAACAGGTGATGGTATCATTGACAAAACGTGGACAGACGCTTGGGCATATTATATGGGAGCAAGTTATCAAGCAAATGCTGATAACAGATTCGAATTATATGCTATTGGTGCTCCACAACGTCATGGTCAGAATCTATATAAACAAAACATTGGTGCATACGATGCTGATTTTGCAGCAAGTGTAGATGGATATGATGAAACTGCACTTGGTGAAGATGGTAAGTTCAAAGATGTCGGTAGATTCTTCAATCAAAACTGGTCACCTATAAGTTCAGATTACAAAGGTAAACAGTATTGGTATATGTATGGTGTCGGTGGACTCTTTGGTAATGGAAATCAAGATAGATACAATCCTAATTTCCTAAATGAAAGAGAAAACTACTTTCATAAACCATTAGTTAATCTAAATCACTTTATGAATATCAACGACAAAACAAGACTAAGTTCAGTATTGTATTGGAGTGGTGGTTCAGGTGGTGGAACTGGTACTTATGGTAAGATTCCTACTATGGATGCTGATGGTGTTCTCGGTGGAGAAGACTATAAATTCTATTATGGTCGTTCACCTTGGACTCGTGATTGGAATGCTCTTGTAGCTATGAATTCAGGTAATGATTCAGTAGTATATGTTGATAAGAAAGCTATCAATAGAGAAGTTGGTCAATCAGTTGGTATTCTACGTAATTCAATCAATCGTCAAAATACACTTGGTTTGATTTCAAAACTTAATTATGTAGTAAGTGATGAATTAGAACTACAAGTTGGTATTGATTGGAGAACTGCAGGAATCGAACACGCACGTGAAGTTCGTGATTTGATGGGTGGTGATTACTATATAGATTACGCTGATGATAATGCACCTGATGGTAAAAGAGTTGAATTAGGTGATATAATCGCTTATCATAACTCAACAACTGTTGATTGGATTGGTGGATTTGTACAAGGTAATTATACTAAAGATAAACTTAACCTATATGGTATGGGTGGACTTTCAAGTATCAAATACTCTTATCAAGACCACTTTACAGTAGCTAACGAAGTGGTTAAAGCAGATGCTATATCTACTATACAAGCTAAAGGTGGAGTAATGTATGATATTGATGAAAATGTTTCTATCTTTGGTAATGTTGGATATGTAGAGAAACCACCGATTATGGATAACGTAATCTACTATGATGGTACTGTTGCTTCAGACCCAGCTAATGAAAAATATATTAGTTCAGAAGCTGGTGTAAATTTTCAATCAGAAAACTTTGCTGTTAAAGCGAATGTTTATAATACTGATTGGAAAGACCGAAACCTTACAAAATCTGTATCAACAGGAGAAGGTTCAAGTGGTGATACTGATGTAATATTCTTGAGTGGTATAGACCAGAAGCACCAAGGACTTGAGATTGAAGCTGATACTAAGTTAAATGATATGCTTAGTTTAAATGCAGCTGTTAGTCTTGGAACTTGGAAATTCGCAGGTGATGCGAGTGGTAATTATCAAGAAGATGAGTATAATGAAGCTGGTCAGGTGATAGGACAAAAAACTACACCTTATGATTATGCACTTGATGGATTATTTGTAGGTGATATGCCTCAGACAGCGTATATCTTAGGTGCAACACTTACACCAATCAAAGGTCTTAGAATGTCAGGTACTTATAGTATGTATGACAATAACTATTCTGATTGGAGTCCTGATGCTCGTGAATATGATGGTTCAGATGCTGATGCAGATAGAGAACAAGTTTGGATGGCACCAGCCTATAACAAACTTGATTTACATGCATCTTACAAACTACCAAAAATTGGTGGTTTAGATATGACTTTAACTGGTCATATATTTAATGCTCTTGACGAAGTATTCGTACAAGACGCAGTTGACCATAGTAAGTATAATTCTTATGGTGATAAAGTACACGCAGCTCATAATGCTGAAGTGTTTCTTGGTACACCAAGATACTTTAACTTAGGATTAACTGTTAATTTCTAAAAGTATATTGTGGGGGTTAGGTGATAAGTATTTGCTTAGCTAAGTTATCTGACCCCCTTTATTATCAAAAAAATAAAAAAAAGACTTGACAAGTATATGGTTTTATTCGTATATTCTAACATAGAAAATAGGGATTTTATAATCTAAATGTATCAAAATATCTTTTATGACAGAAGAGTAAACAAAATGCATATTTGGGATGATAAAGCTGGTTATCATACCTTTCGTTATAAGAAGTATGCATATGTTAAAAACAGAGTTGGTACTTATATATCCTTATATGGAGATAAATTAAAAAGAATTAATAAGTGGGATAAAGAACAACCTGAGTTATTTGAATCAGATGTTAATCCTGAAATCAGAGTATTAGTTGACAATTATACTGATTCTGATGAAGTTTCAGTAGGTCATCGTACAATGATATTTGATATTGAGGTTGAAGTTACAGATGGATTTCCAGACCCTAAAAAAGCAGAAAATAAAATAACTTCTATTGCTTTCAATGACCCATTGTTAGATAAATATTTTTGTTATGTATTAGACCCATCTAATAAATTAAAACCAAATAATAGTGATGATACTATAGAATCATTTAAAGATGAATATGATTTATTAAATGCATTTTTTAGAAAGTATATGGAAATACAACCAACAATATTAACAGGTTGGAATGTAGAGTTTTTTGATGTTTGTTATCTTTATAACAGAGCTATTCAAGTTGTTGGACAAGAGGTAGCTAATGTATTATCACCTATAAATCAAGTTCAATGGAGTGACTTTCAAAATAGATATAAAATAGCTGGTGTTAGTACATTAGATTATTTAGCTTTATATAAAAGATTTACATTTAGTCAACGTTCATCATATAGATTAGATGCTATAGGTGAATATGAAGTTGGTGAAAAGAAAGTTGAATATGAAGGAACACTTAATGATTTGTATGAAAATGATTTAGATAAGTTTGTAGAGTATAACTTACAAGACGTAAAGTTGGTTAAGAAGTTAGATGATAAATTAGATTTTATTGAGATAGCAAGAGGTTTGGCACATTTAGGTCATTGTCCGTATGAAGATGTATTTATGAGTTCTCGTTATTTAGAGGGAGCTATTTTGGTATATTTGAAGAAACAGAATATTATAGCACCAAACAAACCACCAAGACCAAAGAAATTTTCTAATGATAAGTTTGTTGGAGCGTATGTACAAGACCCAATTAAAGGTAAACATAATTGGATTTATGATTTAGATATTACTTCTATGTATCCGTCTTGTATTATGTCATTGAATATATCCCCTGAAACAAAATTAGGTAAAATTGAGGGTTGGAATCCTGAAGAGTTCTTAAAAAAGGATAATAAAAAAACATATTCCATAACTCAAGGTGAAAAGTTATTAGGTAGATTTACTGAAAAAGAATTAAAGAAGTTTTTAGATGATAAAGATATTGGTGTAGCTACTAATGGTGTAATGTATCGTTCAGATAAAGATGGATTGTTACCAGCGTTATTAAGAAAATGGTTTGATGAGAGAGTCGAATATAGAAAGTTATCTAAAAAGTTTCACGAAGAAGGTGATAAAGAAAAATCAGAATATTTTGATAGACGACAATATCTTCAGAAAGTTGTATTGAATAGTTTATATGGTGTATTAGGTTTATCAGTATTTCGTTTTTATGATGTGGATAATGCAGAAGCAGTAACGTATACTGGTCAGTCTTTAATTAAATTTACTAAAAAGATAGCCAATTCATACTATAATAAAGAATTAGATGACCAAGAAAATCATTGTATTTATATTGATACAGACTCAGTATTTTATTCAGCTACACCATTAGTTCAGAAAAGATTTCCTGAATTAGATATTAAGAATGAAGACAAAATGTCTAAAGCTATTTTAGAAATTGCTAGTGAGGTACAATTATATTTGAATCAAGGTTATGATTATTTTGCTAAGAAGTTTTGTAACTTAGATACACATAGATTTGATATTAAACAAGAAGTTATTGCTAAGAGTGGTTTGTTTGTTACAAAGAAAAGATATGGTTTAAAAATTATTAACGATAATGGTAAAAAAGTTAATAAGATGATGGTAAAAGGATTAGATACAGTTCGTTCAAGTTTCCCTACGGCTATGAGAGAAATGTTAAGTAAATTATTAGAAGATATTTTGATGGATGTTCCAAAAGATAAGTTAGATAAATTTATTCTTAATTTTAAAGATAGTATGAAACTTATGGAGTTTGATAAGATTTCTATACCGACAAGTGTTAAGGGAATTAAGAAATATGGTTCAAATAATGGTAACTTATTTAAATCACATAAGATTGGAACACCAGTTCACGTTAAATCATCTTTGTATTATAATGATTTACTTAAACATTTTAAAGTTTCAAAAAGATATTCAAATATATTTGATGGTGAAAAAATTAAATGGGTTTATTTGAAAAGTAATCCAATGGGGTTAGATACAATAGCATATAAAGGTCACGAAGACCCACCACAAATATTAGATTTTATCAGACAATATATACACCCTGATAAATTATATAAACAAGCTTTACATAAAAAAATTATGATGTTGTATGAAGCTCTTGGTTGGAATGAACCAACTGATTCTTCTAAAACTATAGAAAGATTTTTTTGATTTTGAGAAAACAGACTTATATATATGTATATATGGTTATAAATAATAGGAGAAGTTACAATGAATAAGCAAAAGCTAGTTCGTTTCATTAGCAAATATTACTTGAATGGTATAGTAAATTCAGTAGTGTTAAATAGTAAATCCAATTCACAACAATTATCAGCCAGATTCGTTTCAGGTGATAAATCATTGTTGGGTGAATTAATAATGGATAAGTGGGATTTTGAAGATTCTGATATTGGTGTCTATAATACAGAACAACTTATAAAACTACTATCTGTTATGGATGAAGATATTAATGTAACATTAACAAAATCTGGAGATAAATCGATAGCATTAAAAATAGGTGATTCATCTTCATCAGTAAATTATATGTTAAGTGATACATCTATTATCAACGAACCACCACAATTAAAAAGTGTACCTGAATTTGAATTGAGTATTGATATTACACCTCAATTTATTAGTAAGTTTATTGCAGGTAAAGGTGCATTAGGTGAAACTGATAATTTTACTATATTAACAGACGATGTTAGTACAAAAGTTGTAATTGGTTATGCATCTGTTAATACTAATAGAGTTATTATTCCAGTTAACACAAGTAAATTTAGTAATATTGAAAATGTATCTTTTAATGCTAGTGTATTTAAAGAGGTACTTAGTGCTAATAAAGAATGTGAAAGTGCTACATTTGAAGTTAGTAGTGAGGGTTTATCCCGTATTACTTTTAAGGTTGATGATTATAAATCAACTTATTATTTGGTAGCAGTACAAGACGTTGATTAATGAAAAATCCTTTAACTGGATTAAGAATATTACATTATGTATCACCAGTAAGATTTGATACGAGTGGTGTATTTCAACACGAGTTTGATTCAAACTATAAAGTTGTTGAAAAAACTATATCATTTCTTCCATTCTGTCATCATTATGTAGTTGTTCCAAGTAAACATAAAATACCAGATAATAGAGATAATGTTACTTTAATATCTTATCCATATTCAAGAGATTTATTAGCTAATAGGTCATATTTTGATGGAGTAACTTTTAGAAAGTTATTTGATTTTAGATATATGGATTTTGATTTTGTATTTTGTCATCAACCTGAAATGTTATATAATATATTGGTATCATTTAATGATAAAAGGTATGGTCAAAATATGAATCGTTTTCTTTTCTTTCATTGGGTAGATTGTAGTCAAAGTAGAGCTTCAAGTGCTATACCACCAGCATATATGAGACAATTAGAGGGTATAAATTTATGTGATAATGTATTTTTTCATACTGATATAGCGTCAGAATGGTTAACGAAAAATTTTAAAAAATCACAAAGTACAACTATTAATCATCAATTCATTAAAGATAAAACAAAAACATTTCCAATATCAGCAGATAAGTTGAAAGATTCAGAACCATTTGAAATAAATTATGATAATGTATTAGTTTTTAATCATCGTTGGGTGAAGTCAACTGGTGTTAATAGAATGATGGAATATATGGATGGATTAGATGATTATCAAGTTTGGTGTACGGATTTTAATGCACCTAAAGAATATATAGCTTCAAAACTTAATTCTGGACAATATCGTTATTTGTTAGAAAATTCATTAGGTAGTATGTGTTTTGTTGATACTTATGCTACTTGGAACTTATCAATACAAGATGGTCTTTCTTTGGATAAACCTGTATTGGTGTATGACCAACCAGCTATGAGAAAAGTTGTTGGTGATAATTATCCATTGTTTTTTAAAACTAAAGATGAGTTTCAAACACAAGTAAAGAAATTAAAAAGTATGGAAAATTTTGTTTGGAAAGTTGAAAATCACGATAGAAAATTTTATGATGATTTACTTTATTCTATGATGACGATAATGGCTAAAGAGAGAACTCATATACCAAAAGATGCTATGAATTGGTTATATTGTATTTTGAATGGTATAAATTATAAACACGAAATAGCTAAACAAGTACAACCCAATATACAATTAAATTCGGTATGGCAATATATTCGTAGATATTTATTAGAGATAGGAGTAAATGATAATATCAATAGTCCGTATGTAAATTATTCTATACCTGACGACATACGTGATACAGTTACAGATATGGTTAAAGATGTTGAATTAGAACTTACGCCTACAACAATCAAAAGAAAAATAATTACAAAAAAACATAATTGGTTTTAATATGATTTCAAAAAAAACAAATACATTATGGGTAGAAAAGTACCGTCCTTCAAGTCTTGACACTTACATTGGAAATGAACATCTAAAAAGTAAGGTTAATGTGTATTTAGATAGTGGTGACTTACCACATCTTTTATTATTTGGAAAAGCTGGTACAGGTAAGACTACCCTCGCTAAGTTATTAGTTAAGAATATAGAATGTGATTATTTATATATTAATGCTAGTGATGAAAACAATGTAGATACTGTTAGAACTAAAGTTAAGAACTTTGCTTCAACTATTGGTTTTAAAGATATGAAGATAATAATCTTAGATGAGTGTGATTACATTACACCAAATGCTCAAGCTGCATTAAGAAACTTAATGGAGACATTTAGTAAACATTGTAGATTTATCTTAACTTGTAATTATGTAGAGAGAATTATAGACCCTATACAAAGTAGGTGTCAATCTTTTCAAATAGTTCCACCATCTAAAAGTGAAGTAGCAAAACATCTTCATAATATTTTAATAGAAGAAAATGTTATTGATACTATGGATGATATTAAAGTTTTAGTAGATAGTGGTTATCCAGATATTCGTAGAGTTATTAATTCAGCTCAAAGAAACGTTGTTAATGGTAAACTTAAATTAGATACATCAAGTATTATACAGAATGATTATAAGTTAAAGTTATTAAAGATTTTAGAAACACAAGATAAGAAAAATGCGTTTAGAGAAATAAGACAACTTTTAGCGGATAATAAGATTACGGATTTTGCTGATTTATTTAGGTTATTATATGATGAAGTAGATGGGTATGGAAAAGGTCACGTAGCAGAATGTATTTTAATTATAGCAAGATACGAATTGTCAGATAGTCAAGTGGTTGATAAAGAAATTAATGCTATGGCTATGTTAATTGAATTATTAGGAGTAGTAAAATAATGAATGAAAAATATTGGGGTGAAGTTAAAAAGACACCTAAGAAAACAGCACAAAAACCTAGTGATGAAAAACATATATCAGTACACGAAAATAAAATTTATTATTATGCTGGTGTAAATAGAGATAGTGCATCTGAACTTAATAAGAAGATAGGTGAATTAGAATCTAAAAGTTGGACATTATGTCATAATTTAGATTTAGAAGTACCACCAACACTAAGAATATTTATTAATTCAGGCGGTGGTTCAGTTGTAAGTGGTATTTCATCTATGGATACAATATTAAGAACAAAAGTTCCAGTTCATACATATGTAGATGGATTTTGTGCAAGTGCGGCTACATTTCTATCAGTAGTGGGAAGTAGAAGATTTATGAGTAGAAATTCTTATATGTTGATTCATCAGTTATCCACACAATTTTGGGGAAAATATTCAGAATTCGAGGATGAGAAAAAGAATCTTGATTTGATGATGATAACTATTAAAAATGTTTATAAAAAATACACTAAAGTTCCATTGAAAGAACTAAACACGATATTAAAACACGATTTATTGTGGGATGCAGAAAAGTGTTTAGAATATGGATTAATAGATGAAATTATTTAGGAGTAAAAAATGAGTACAAAACCAATGAAACCATTAAAGAAACCAAATGCACAAGTTAAAGTTGATTTAAGAGATGCAGATACTATTAAATGTAGTGATTGTAATAATTACTTATTTATCACATCTTTTATACTAAAAAGATTATCAGCTATTGTATCACCTACAGGTCAAGAAGCACTTATTCCTGTACAAGTTTATAGTTGTGGTAATTGTGGTAAAGTTGCTGAAGGATTTTTAGAAGGTAGTGGTTTAGAAGAAGAAACAGAATCAGATAGTTTTCCAAGTTTGGACATATGAGTGAAAAAAGAAAATCAATATTCTCAAACAAATCATCTGCGGGAAAAGGAGATTCACCGAGAAGAGGGATTAGTATAGATGAGTGGGAAAAGAAGTGGGATAAAATCTTCGGTAAAAAGAAAAAGTTTGTTCGACCACATAAAACAAATAACAGCGGTTCAAAATCCTAAATATTGGGAAGAATTATCAGACGAAGATAAGAAGTCTTGGTCTAATTATATGACGCATAGATTTTTATCTATGAAAATGGAATGGGTTGAGTTAGTAAATGAATTACAAAAATATAATTTGCAACCAAAAGAATTATACAAATTATATACCAATGTATTACCAAAGGGTAAACAATGGTTAAAATATATTAAAGGGAGAAATCAAATGGAATATCCAAATTGGTTAATCAATATTGTAGCTAATCATATGAGTGTTAGTAAACGTGAAGCATATGATGCTATTGAAATGTATATGCTTACCGAAGGTGGTATGCTTGAACTAAGAGAAATATGTGTTAAGTGGGGAGTAGAACCCAAAAAGATAGAAGCACTTGGATTAAATGTTCTTGGTACTATAGGTGGTTATACCGCAGGAAATAGAAAATAATACTTGACTTATATATGATTTTATTCGTATATTCAGTTATGTAAATTAGGAGAAATTTATGAAAGTTATAAAAGACTCTAAGAATTTGTCTAAAGTAGCTAAGGCCGAATCTGTTATAGAACAAATGGAAAAAGAATGGCCTGAAATGACGAAAGAGTTTAAAAAAATACAACACGACCAATATGTATTGTTTTTACATAAACAACACGATTATGGGCCTGGTAATATTTCAGTTGGTACACAATTACAAACACCAGATGAAGTGAAGTTATCACTTACAGGTCTTTGGTTCAGAATGAATGATAAATTACAAAGAGTTAAAAATCTTTTAATGGGTAATAGAATTAATGCAGTAGAAGGTGAACCATTAGAAGATGCGTATCTAGATGTTTCTAATTATGGTATAATGGCAACATTAGTAAGTCGTGGTAAATGGGGTAAATAATGAATCAGAAATTTGGAGATTTATTTGCTAAATTTTTATTGTTATTTTTTATTTGGACAATTATAGCATTCTTTTTTGAAATAGGATATTAAATGAATTCAATTTATACATTATTATTACTTATTTATTTTTATCTAAAATTATATGGATGGAATTTAGATGAGTTTTGGAAAGTGTTAAATTTAATTATAGGATGAGGTATTAATGAAATTTCCTTTAGTACAATTATACAGTATGAATAGAACTAAACCTATAGTAGAATTAAGTGGTATACCTGACCCTGTACA